GGTAGATGCCGATTGCGGCGCCAGTTGTCGAAGGCCCCGCGGTCGCCCATCGAGTCTCGAGCTACGGTCGCGCCTCCCGCACTGGTCACGCGCGTCGCGTTGCGCAGAATGTCAGCCCAGAGCTTCTCGGCATACGCGGTAGCGGTCTGAAACGCCGTCATGTACTGGTCGCGCACGATGAGCCGAGCCACCACGTCCCAAACGATGAAATCCTCCCAGCCAGCTACGCCATCGAACGTATCGCCGTCTGCGGACAGGTCAGCGAGCACCGGGAGATACCAGACGACGTACGGATATGCCTGGTTCGGGGCTGGCAGGATTGCGATCTTGCGCGTGTTGATGTGCGCCCAGGCCCGCGGCTCGCCGGTGACTACGGACCCGCCGTAATCCGTGCGAGAGGCAAAGGGGACATGCGAAATGCTCTTGATGATGTTGCCGTTCAGCGTGACATCGACGCCGAATGTCCGGACGACACTTGGGGAGACACCGGACAGGTCTAGTACGTAGAACGGGTAAGGGCTAGTCGCGCCGATGCCGAGCGTCCCGTTCGCCGAAACCAGGTAGTGCTGAGCGCCCTCGCTCGACAGCTTTTCGCGGAACCGCTGAATCGCCTGATTGATGAAGCGATTCAGGATTGCCGTCGTGTACCGGGCCGTGCCTCCCACAATGTCCGCTTGGGCAGCGATGTCCGTACGGAGTTGTAGGAGGGTTACGGTCCGGCTCACTCAGTCATCTCACTTCGGTTTGCCGCCAAAAATCATGGCGAGCGTCGCCTTGTGCTTGTCGTCGCTAGCGCCCGCGTCGTCCATGTCGCCGCCGCCGGAGCAGAGCTTCACGAACGCCTTGAACGCATCGACACGCTCGGGAGTCCAGTCCTCATCGGGGAAGGCTTCCTCGGCGGCTTGCCTATACTCGGACGATTCCTCGCCCGGGCTCTCCGCCTCGTCCTTGCCGCCATCATAGTGCAATCCGTCGCCAGCCATGGGATCAGAAGTTCCCGTAGGGGTTGACGTAAAACTGCAGTTTGACCTGCGTTCCAGTTGGCGGATTGATGAGCTGGCCAAAGCCCGATGCTGCACCGGTCGAAAACGCTTCCTGGAAAAACTGCATCACCGCGGTCCCGCTCTTTGCGTTATGCGAAGTGATGTTGGCTTGAAAATACATGCCCGACGGGGCCTGTACGCTCGGGATGATGTCGGCATCGACGCACGATGGGTGTTGAATCGTGTACACCCCCGTTGCCGTGCGCGTGGCCGTGGTGCCAGGGACTCCATACATCGTCGAAACGAGGCCGGTCTGTCCCTGGAAAAACATGCGTTCCAGCCCAAGGAATGCGCCCTCACCGCGAGGGCCCACCATGTTGAGCGGGAACTGTCCGTTTTGGTCAAATCCGGGCATCGGAGCTCCTTAGACCAGCGAGATGCGACCCGAGTTTTTCGGCGCGCGGCAAGCCAGCAGCGGGTAAGACAGGAGTCGGAACTCGTAGTCCGTGGAGGTTGCGCGACGGAGGATCTCGAGCCCGTCACCGGTCTGCGGGTGGAGCAGCTCGCCCATGCTCGACATCCACCAATCTTCCATGCGCAGCGCGAAGAAGTTGCCGCGCGGCACGTGGCGGTCGGTGTAGATCGGGATCCGACCGGCGGCGGTCATGATGTCGATCTTCATGAACCCGAACTGCGTCGAGTCGTCCTCGAGCGCGCGTAGCCCGCGCGCCTGCATGAGCGTCTCGAGCACTTGGAAGTCCTCTGGATTCATCCAGCCGGCGGTGGGCGCCTTCGCCTTGAAGCGACCCGTCATCTGCGCGAGCAGAATCTTGATACGTTCCTCGAACGTCTTGCCGAGCACAGAAGCAGTGGCAACACGGCAACCGGCGAACCGTTGCGGATCCGTCGCGCGCGTCGCCGCAGACACACCCCAGAGCGCGGGCGGCGTGTCAGTCGACGTGATGAACGCCTGAACGCCCTTGATGATGGTGATGCCCTGGTCGCCGAAAAAGTCCGACTGGCGGAACAGGAAATCGTTTGCAGTGAGCGACGTGATGCCCGCGACCGTGTTCAGCGTGATGAGCCCGAGCCCGCGATTGACGGCCGATACCGTTGCGGAGCCAACGCGCTGCGTATGCGTCGGATCCGAGCCGTCGTTACCGGACGCGGTAACCACCATGCCAACCTCGAACTGGCTAACCGATTCCGGGGCTACCAGGACGATATCGTTAGTGTTCTGGATGACGCCTACTTGGCCGATGGCCTGCCCGCCGTTGCCCCATGAGTAGATCGAAAGATTTTCGCCGGCCGTCTCGTAGAGGCCGTCGATTTCCACCTTCTTGTTCTCGAGGTACGCGCCCTGATTCGTGCGCGATGCCTGCAGAACCTTGTCGCCGATTTGCACGACGCCGAAGTAGTCGCCGGCTACGATGCCGAAAACGGAAGCCGCGACGTTGTTCGCATTAGTCTGGGCCGTACTGAACACGCCGCCGGTACCTTGCGGGTTCGCCGAGAAGATCGGGACCTGCATCTGGTCGCCTACCATGCCCGTGTCACCCTTTTTCTCGACCATGGCCAAGAATGGGTTTTCGGGATACGCGAGCTCCTGCACCATCGACGAGTCGATGTAACGGTGCTTCAGGAGAGCAGCGAAAGTGGTGAGAGTCGAGCCGTCGCAGACGTTGGGGCTTCGGAACTGGATATCGCCGACGCCTCCCATGTCGTCAGTAGCAATGTGCAGCATGTGAAATCTCCGAGTACAGGTCGCGATTTGCTCGCGGTTACTCGGGGGACTTTGATGGCCCGGGCCAACTGCCACTGTGGAACCATCCACAATGACCTCGACAATTTAGAGTCGGCCGGGCGACTTACAATAATGCTACGCCATTACGCGGAACGGGCAAGCAGAAACATCGCACGCGCGTCGTGTGATATCGTATCACAATCGGGTACGTTATACGTCGCTCGCAATGCCGAGATTCTCTTCATTGATGGCCTCGCGCAGGCGCCGACTGAACTCGGCATCCTTCTCTTTCTTCGTCGTGAAGACTTTCGGCGCGCTGGCAACGTCGGGCGCGGTCGGCACGACGCCGGTACGGTTCGCCTTGCCCTTCGCGCCGGCAGCGGGAGCAACAACGGGCGCGGCCGCGGTCGGGGCGACGGCTTGCACGACTGCCGCCGCTTGCGCCGGAGTGGCGCCGAATGCGCGCTGCAGCTTCTCGTAGAGCCCGCGCATGTGCTTCTCGAGCGGCGCGGCAAAACCCTGGGCAGCGATCTTGATGGCCTTCTCGGGGCTCACGGTCGCAGAACCATCCCAGTTCTGGCGCTGTACCTCAATCACGGCGCGGATGAACTGTGGATCGTCGTGGAGCTCGCGCACCAGCGGGTCGGCGGACTTCTGCATCTGCGCGGATAGGTTCGCCGTGTGCTGCTGCAATGCCTGGGCTTGCGCTTGAGCCTGGGCCTGGCGTTGCTGCTGAATGCGTTGCTGCTCGACCTGTTGCTCGCGCTCGCGCTCCTTCTGCTCAAGTAGCTGCAGGCGCTTGTAGTTCGGGTCCGAAATCTTGGCGATGTAGGCTTCCTGGAGCCCGTTCCAGTCGTTCGCGCCAAGCAGTTTCGCGACGCTCTCGTAGTCCCCGGCATCGTGGGCCGTTTTTAGCTGCTTCGCGAATGCTAGCTCAGGCTCAAAGCTGCCCTTGGCCTGGTTCAGATTTTGGAGAAGCTCCTGCTCCTGTTGCTCGATGCGAGCAGCTGCTTTCTTTTGAGCCTCGCGGAAGGCTACCCGCTCGGCGACCGTGACGCGCTTGGCTTCCGGCTCGAAGTCATACCCGAGTTCGGCGGCGAGCGCGGCGAGCGCGGCGGCCTTATCGACCACCGGCGGCGCCACTGGCTCGGCGGCGGCAGGCGGCGCCTCTTTGCCCTTCGGCCCCTTGCCCTTGGCCTTGCCAGCCGGCTTGGCGGGCTCGGGAGTGGCGGCCGGCGCAGGCTGCGCGCTGGTCGACGGCGGCGCGTCGAAGCCACCCAGGCGCTCCATCGTCTGGACGAAGGTCTCGCCCGGGATGATGCCGCCAACGGGCACGGGCGCCGCGGCAACGGGCGGCGCGGCGACAACGGCGGGGGCAACAGGGGCAGCGGCAGTAGCGGGTTCAGCCATGGGTCAATTCCTTCATGCCGCCTGGGGTTTCGGGGCGGCTAGTTGATCGGGGGTTGGAGGCGGCGGCGCGCCGGCGGGAGCTGGCATTCCGGCGCCAGGTGGCGGACCGGGCGGCACCATCAGCGCGTCGAGTTCGCGGATGTAGCGGCTCAAAAGGGCGATGTTGAATTCGGCCTTCAGGCGCTCGGCGGGGGGCAGACTTCGCTGGTCGATGCGTGCGCGGAACCAAGCCGACGCGAACCGGCGGATCGCTCCGACCTTGTTGAAGATGAAGCCCTCGGGGGCCTGGTAGTCGGCCTGCGTCCAGGTCTCACGCTCGGCGTCGAGGTAGGCCTCGATCAGCGAGTCGATGTACTCAGACTCGCTGTTCTCTACGTTCAGCTCGGAATCGAGGTCGGGCCAGCCGATCAGCATCTTCGCCGTCTCTTGCGAGATGAGCGAGGATTTGAACATGTCCTGCACCATCTCTTGGCGGCCGGCGGGGTCGTGCGGCAGAGCGCTGGAAGGGGCAACGGCAACCGAGAAGGCATCATCTTCGGTGTCAGCGTCGCTCCACTTCACTTGGCGCAGCATTGACTTGCCTGGCCACGTCACGACGAAATCCGGGTCCTCCTCGGCGAGCTCCCGCAGGCGCCACACGTATTGGTGCGCGAGGTCGACGTAGGCCTGCTCGTAGCGCTGCGACTTCACGAGCTGGCGCCCAGCCTTCGTGTCGTTCAGCGTCATGATAGCGAGTCCGGATTGCACACCTGGCTCGCGGCGCGCGGCCGCGGAGACCTGCGACACGCCGATCGCGTCCCAGAACTCAGCAACCTTGCCCTTTTTGAAATCGAGTTCGAGCGGGCTAAAAGGGGTAGAGACCGATTCTTGTGGGAATTCGTGACCATCACCGACGGGCACCGCAACGCACGCATCATTCAGCGCCAGGTCGTCTTTGTTGACCGAGTCCGGGCGGTAGTAGATGCGCTTCCCGCTCGCGACGATTTCGCGAAACATCAGCCGCTTGTCGACTTCGGAGCATTCCTCGGCGATCGCGGCGCCTTCGTCGTCGATGCCCGAGGCCCAGAACCCGTCCCGGTGTGGCTCCCAAACCAGGAACACGAAGGGGAACGCCGGCGCCGTCCACTCGCCCGAGTCGACCACCGTCCCATTGATGACTGCGCACCACTTGCCCGGCTCGTCGTCGCTGACCGGAAGCCGCCAGGCGTATACAATCTCGATCACCTTCGTCGCGCGCGGCCGGGTGCCACTCGTGCGCCCGTACCACTCGTACTCCTTTGCGCCGCGGATTGCCGCCGCCGCATCGGGGAACATCTTGAATGCCGTGAATTCGTCGAGCGGGGCACGCTGAAACAGGTTTTGCGGGTCTCGCCCCTCGGCCGGATCGCAAAACAGGTCAGGCGACGGAACCAATTTGTGCGTGATTCGCTTCTTTACGCGGTCAGCTTCGACCTTGATGCACGCCGCGCCCTGCAGCGCCGAGTCGACACCGGCATCCGTCATGAAGGCCCACACGTTGATCCAACGCCCCTGACGCTGATTGATAATGCCCTCGCAAATGCGGTCTAGCCGGTATGCCTTGCGCCGCGTGGCCCAGGTCGCACCCAGCGTCTGGAACTGGGGCTTTGGCTTTTGCGGCGCGTACACGCTCGCCACGGCGCTCGAGACCGCCGATCGAATCAGCCGCAACCGGTCGAGCTTGTAGACCGCGTCATCTTCGCCGCTCGAGACGTAGCTGTGCGCCGAGTACCCGGCCATGTGCCGCCCCTCGTACCGCTCGAGCGTGCGAATGTAGCGGTAGC